GGTTTCATAGGCACAAAAAAAGAGGCACGACCGAAGCCGTGCCTAATTGTTATTTGTTTATACTTTTAAGGTATCTAACACGCCTGTTATATTCCAATGCGATAGCGTGTCGAGAATAACCGCGATAGTGTCCAGTCTCTTCTGACATCTCTAACCATGCCAGCAATTCGGATAATGTTAAGTTTTCCATAACGTGTTACCTTTCATAAAAGAAAACCAGCCCAGCAATCACGCTGGGCTGGTATAGTGTTTAGTGTTTCACGCCGTGCAGGATGCGTTTAGCGGATTGGATAGCATTGGTAAGCGCTTCGAGATCAACGCCGTCGATACCTTCGCTATTCTCGATCACCTTAGTGCAATCGTTGAGATTGTCAGATAAGCGCTGACTATCTGATCTGACGCGACTAGGCGTGCCACCTTCCGCAATCTCTTGGCCGATCTTTTCACGCTTCTCTAATTGCGTCTTATAGTCACCGCGAATAGCGCCAACTTGTTGTTGCCAATATCTCTTACTGAGCTTCTGAGCTTCAGTGAGTGATTTGGTAGGTGCGGCCATTATCTTTTGGGTAGTAGCCGAGAAACCTAGCACAATGGCCGCGTTAAATTCATCGAACCATTGTTGACTAGCAGTCGATTGACTAGGCTTATCACCTTTTGGTTTAGGTGATATCAGATGCGTGCTAGGTATCTTCGCCTTGTGCAATGTATCGACTAGGCTTGTTACAGCACGATCACCGGATAACTTCTTTTGAGTAGTTGATGTCACCTTGCTGGCAATTTCAACTGGTAGGCTTTCAACTTGATTAGTCATAGCGTGTTCCTTTCAAGAACTCTCGGCCTTACGGGTCAATATCGCCCTGCCGATGATTAAATAATGACACGTTATCGTATGAAATGCTACGGAGCTTTGCACATTAGTTTAGTTTTTTGTTAGTGCGGCACTAACATTTACAGACCATACGCTTTTTTGCCATACGCTGAACCCACCCATACCCCATGGGCCGCTGTGTGTCGTAGCTGTATGTCTGTCTATATATTAGCAATTTTCTCAAACAAATCGGTTTTCCCTGAGTTCGACCCCCCACCCCCTTAAATATAGGAACACCCCCCGGTAGGAGTCCCAACCTCCTTGCATAAAAAATAATTTTACTATATAGATTGATACGAACGGTTAATAACCTGCGAAAAAACATGAGTATACTAGTAGAACCAGAACTAGGTGTGGCGATTCCTGAAGAGCTACCGCCCATGGACCTGAAGAAACGCACTGACGCGGCTGCTGAAACCGCCAAAGAGCTTGCTGACCATGGTGTAAACCTAGAACCTACCAAAGAAGATGAGGATATTGCTGCCAGATTGGTTACGGCATACGCTGATGACCCCGAAAACACGTCTAAAAAAGTTACCACAAAGAGGGCAGCAACACTTACCCCGGCATCTCTAGTGCTTACAAACAACATTTTACAGGAATTTGGCCATTCTGTAGTCGAAAGTGCGTTACAGGTACGTCACTTGGTGACTAACAAACTCATAGATGAGACAGAAAACCCAGATCCAAGGGTACGGATACGTGCTTTGGAGCTGTTGGGCAAGATTTCTGACGTTGGATTGTTTGCAGAGAAGTCCGAAGTGACCATTACACACCAGTCCACCGATGATCTACGAGCTAGGTTAAGGGAAAAACTACAAAAGCTGAGTACACCAGAGGAAGATATACAAGATGCTGTCGTTATAGACGGTGAAGTTCTGGATGTTGACGCTGAACTGGGGCTGGAGACAGAAGAATGAAGACTTTTTTACTGGTTATAACCATTTGGGGCTTCACAGCAGAAAAAGAGTGGGTATATGTGGGTAATAATATAGTTTTGGACGTGCTTATGCCCATAGAAGAGTGTGACGCTATGGCTAGAAACTGGGTTTGGCGTGAAAATAACGAAAATTACAAGTTTATAGTGCATTGTGAAGAAGCAATATTACCTGCAGAGCCTGAAGAGAAGAAAGAAACATCATTGTGACGTCAGCTTTAGCTTCAGATTTTACTGATGGTGAAGTTCAACACATGTTGGACAACCTTGACCAGTTTACTGCTGAAGAAATCGTTGAAATAGACAAATTAATAGATGAACTGGACTCCCGAAGAGCTAATCAGGCGGCATTTGATGACCTGATTGAGTTTTGTAAGCGTATGCAGCCTGATTACATCGTTGGTAAGCACCACAGGATGCTTGCAGACATGCTTATGGACATTGCAGAGGGTAAAAAAGACAGAATATGCGTCAACATACCCCCCAGACACGGTAAATCGCAGCTTGTATCTATATTTTTTCCGGCTTGGTTTCTGGGGCGCAACCCCAACAAGAAGGTTATGATGGTGTCACACACCACTGATCTGGCGGTAGACTTTGGCCGTAAGGTTCGTAACCTGATATCTACAGATGAATATAGCACTATATTTCCTACGGTTAAATTAGCCATAGATTCTAAATCTGCTGGTCGATGGAACACTAATTCAGGAGGTGAATACTATGCGTGTGGTATTGGTTCATCTATTGCTGGTCGTGGCGCTGACCTCCTGCTCGTTGACGATCCCCATTCCGAACAAGATGTCATTAACGGAAATTTTGAAGTCTTTGAAAAAGCCTACGACTGGTTCACATTCGGAGCGCGGACACGACTGATGCCCGGAGGTCGTGTGGCTATCATACAAACACGTTGGCATATGGACGATCTAACCGGACGTGTAACCAGAGACATGGGACAAAACGAAAGAGCAGATCAATACGAGGTTATGGAGTTTCCTGCCATATTGGACATCGTAAATAAAAAAACTCACAAGTCAGAACAGAAACCGTTGTGGCCTGAGTTCTTTGACCTTGACGCGTTACTACGTACAAAGGCATCTATGCCAGCGTTTCAGTGGAACGCGCAGTATCAGCAGGAACCCACGGCAGAAGAAGCATCACTTATCAAACGGGAGTGGTGGGGCATATGGAAAGAGGAATACCCACCCGAGTGTGAATACGTGATAATGTCTTTGGATGCGGCAGCAGAAACACACAATCGTGCTGACTACACAGCATTAACGACGTGGGGTGTGTTTTTGAATGAGCATGAGGACAATTATAATATTATATTGCTAAACAGCATAAAGAGGCGTATGGAGTTCCCAGAACTCAAAGAACTCGCCTTGGAAGAGTATGAAGAGTGGGAGCCGGACGCGTTCATAGTCGAGAAGAAAAACTCTGGCACGGCTCTGTATCAGGAGATGCGCAGGTCTGGACTGCCGGTACAGGAGTATACTCCGCATAGAGGTTCGGGAGATAAGTTGGCTCGTTTAAACTCTGTATCAGATATCGTAGCGTCAGGACTTTGTTGGGTTCCTGAGACTCGCTGGGCCGAAGAAGTGGTAGAAGAGATTGCAGGATTCCCGTTTATGAGTCATGATGACTTGGTTGATGCAACTGTTATGGCTCTCATGAGGTTCCGTCAGGGAGGATTCATACGCTTGCCTAGCGATGAACCAGAAGAGCAGCAGTATTTCAAACATCGTAGAGGCGGGTATTATTAGGGGTCAGTATCATGGCAGTTGAAAAGGGACTATATCAAGCTCCTGTGGGTTTAGACGCAGAGGATGACAAACCCAAAGATCTGGAGATTGAAATCGTAAATCCTGAAATGGTGACTATGGACGATGGTAGCGTAGAAATTACCATAGTTCCTGACGCGAAGCTTCCAGCCGATATTGCCTTTGATGGTAATCTGGCAGAAGTCATGGAAGATACTGCTCTGATGTCTTTATCAGAAGATCTCATAGAGCTGGTGGACTCCGACACTTACAGCCGTAACGAATGGGCAGATACATTCGTGAAGGGTCTTGACGTGTTAGGATTTAAGTATGAAGAGCGTACTGATCCTTGGGAAGGCGCTTGTGGTGTATATTCCACCGTATTGGCAGAAGCAGCCATACGGTTCCAAGCTGAAACCATGAGTGAAACTTTTCCTGCCATGGGGCCGGTGAAAACCAAGATTCTTGGCGAAGAGACAAAAGAGAAGGTTGAATCTGCTGCTCGTGTCAAAGCTGACATGAACTATGAGCTGACAGAGAACATGATAGAATATCGTCCAGAGCATGAACGCCTGCTCTACAGCCTTGGACTCGCAGGTTCTGCCTTCAAAAAGGTTTATTACGATCCAAACATGGGACGACAGGTTGCACTGTTTATACCCGCAGAAGATTGTATTGTGCCTTATAGCGCATCCCATATAGAAACTGCAGAGCGTGTTACACACGTTATGCGTAAGACCAAGAACGAAGTAAAGAAGCTACAGGTCGCCAGATTCTATCGTGACATAGAGTTGTATGACCCACAGCCATACCATTCTGACATTGAGATACGTAAAGCTGAAGAGGGTGGATACTCTCTTTCAGATGACGATAGACATACATTGTATGAGATTCACGCAGATCTTGTGATAGAAGGTTTTGATGATTCAGAGGATGAGATTGCAAAACCGTATGTTGTAACTCTGGAACGTAGTTCAGGCGATATCCTGTCTATATACAGAAACTGGAACCCTGACGACCCTTACATGCTAAAGCGCCAACACTTTGTACATTACGCTTATGTGCCGGGTTTTGGCTTTTATGGACTCGGACTTATCCACATCATTGGTGGGTATGCACGAGCAGGAACCTCCTTGATACGCCAACTTGTCGATGCCGGTACGCTCGCTAATTTGCCCGGTGGACTCAAATCCCGTGGCTTGCGTATCAAGGGGGACGACACTCCGATTGAACCGGGTGAGTTCAAGGACGTTGATGTGCCATCAGGTAGCATACGAGATAATATTATGCCGCTACCTTACAAAGAACCATCACAGACACTTCTGGCTTTGCTGGATAAAATAACTAACGAAGGCCGCAGACTGGGCGCGATCAGTGACATGAACATATCAGACATGTCAGCTAATGCGCCAGTAGGCACAACGCTGGCGCTTTTGGAGCGTACNCTGAAGCCTATGGCTGCAGTACAAGCCCGTGTTCATTACGCNATGAAGCAGGAGTTTAAGCTCCTCAAGGCTTTGATGGCAGAATACGCGCCAGCCGAGTATTCGTATCAGCCTGCGCGAGGGGAAGTATCTGCCCGTCAGACTGATTACATGATGGTGGATGTAATACCTGTTAGTGATCCCAACAGTTCTACCATGGCGCAACGTGTAGTGCAGTATCAGGCTGTGCTGCAGATGTCATCTCAGGCACCACAGATATATGACTTACCACAACTGCACAGGCAGATGATCGAAGTGCTTGGGGTAAAGAACGCAGATAAACTTGTTCCACTTAAAGAAGACATGAAACCCGCAGATCCTGTTAGCGAAAATATGAACGCACTGGTTGGAAAACCGTTGAAAGCATTTATATATCAAGACCACGATGCACATATCGGCGCACACATGGCGTTTATGCAAGATCCACAAGTTGCTCAGATGGTAGGTCAGAATCCGCAAGCACAGCGGATTATGGCGTCTTTGCAGGCTCACATCGCTGAACATCTAGGATTCAAGTACCGCAAACAAATAGAAGAAAAACTGGGCGCACCGCTACCAGCACCAAACGAAGAGCTTCCAGAAAATGTAGAGGTCCAACTTGCACGGGTTGTTGCAGAAGCTGGTAAACAGCTTACACAAGCAAACCAGCAGCAGGCAGCTCGACAAAAAGCACAACAACAAGCTCAAGATCCTGTGTTCCAACTGCAACAACAGGAAATGCAAATCAAAGCGCAAGAAGTGCAGCGTAAGGCACAAAAAGATGCCGCCGACGCGCAAATTAAAAAACAAGAGCAACAGCGTAAAGTTGTTAAAGATATGGCAGACGTCAAACTTGAAGAGGAGCGCATACAGCTTGAGAAGTTAGAAGTTGGTATAGATGCTAAAAAAGCTGGAGTTAAATTGCGCGCAGACACTCGCAAAGAAAAAGAGAAGAATATCATTGAGGCTTCTAAGGTAATAACAGAGCTTAAGAAAGACACTTAAATATGGCTAAAACCGTCTTTGACGTGCTTATAGAAAAACTAGATGAAGATAAATCTACAGCGTTACAGTTTCTTGGAGGGGGTGGAGCAAAAGACTTTGCCCAGTACAAGGAAATAACGGGCATGATACGAGGTCTAGATGCCTGCAAAAATTACGTAACAGACCTCTCGCGAAACTACATGGAAGATGATGATGAATAAAACAGTTGAAAAACTTGCACCTGAAGAAGATCTTGATGCACAGCTACCCATACCTTGTGGTTACAGACTTCTGGTAGCACTGCCAGATGTCAGTGATTATTACGAAGGCAGCACACTATTAAAGACTGATAGCGAAATAAAGAAAGAATACATCATGTCTATCATGGGTGTGGTCATTGATATGGGTGATGCCGCCTACACTGATAAAGATAGGTTTCCCACTGGTGCTTGGTGTAAAGTCGGTGATTATGTGATGTTTCGTATGAATACAGGCACAAGATTTAAGGTAAACGGTAAAGAGTTCCGTTTAATGAATGACGATTCTGTAGAGGCAGTCATCCCTGACCCCCGTGGAATTTGCAAAGTCTAGGAGTAGATTATGGCGTTTCAAAAAGTTGAGTATGAGTTTCCTGATGAAAAAGATAAGAAGCCTGAGATAGAGGTGGAGGGTTCAGATGCCATTGAAATTGATCTTTCTGGTAAGGCAGCTAAAGAGCCTGATCCAGAGTCTGCGCGTGCAGACAATACTGATGATGACAAACTTGAGATTGAAGTTGTTGACGATACTCCAAAAGCTGATCGCAACCGCAAGCCTTCTGAGCCACCAGCTGATGTCACTGATGAAGAACTTGAAGAATACTCTGATAAAGTTCGTAATAGAATCAAGCACTTCAGTAAAGGCTACCATGACGAGCGTCGTGAAAAAGAAAAAGCCATCAGGGAAAGACAAGAACTTGAATCTTTAGCTCAACGTCTCGTTGATGAAAACAAAGAGCTAAAAGGCACAGTTGGTAAAAACCAGTCAGCTATGCTTGAGCAAGCTAAAAGATCAGCTGCGGTTGAACTGGCAAGTGCTAAAGCAGGATATAAAGAAGCGTATGAATCTGGAGATGCAGACGCTGTCACTGCAGCACAAGAAAAATTAACTGCTGCTACAATTAAATCTGATAAGGTAAATAATTTCAAACTTCCTCCTTTACAGGAAGAAGAAACTCCTGTTAAGGTGTCACCAGAACCCACCCAACCAGTGGCGGATTCAAAAGCCAGAGAATGGGCAGCAGCTAATCCTTGGTTTGGATCTGAAGATGGTATTGGCATTGAAATGACAAGTTTTGCCATGGGTGTGCATAGTAAATTAGCTAAAGACAACGTTGTTGTTGGAAGCGATGAATACTACGAGAAGTTAGATTCTCGTATGCGCCAAGTGTTCCCAGATAATTTTGAGGACACTTTAGAGGAAGTAGAGGTCGAGAAGCCGAAAAAACAAGCTAATGTGGTTGCTCCCGCAACNCGGAGCGTNGCACCTAAAAAGGTCAAACTAACGCAAACACAGGTAGCTATAGCTAAACGACTTGGAGTTCCTTTAGAATTATACGCCCAAAAGGTTGCAGAAGANATGAGGAAAGANAATGGCTGAAAATCGTATAGATCGTGAACAGACCACTCGTGAAAAAACGACCCGCACTAGAGCTTGGCAAAGGCCAGAGACCTTGCCCTCACCAAATCCCGAGCCGGGTTACGCATTTCGCTGGATTAGAGTCGCCACGCAGGGGCAAACTGANGCCACTAACGTTTCCTCAAAATTTCGTGAAGGTTGGGAGCCTGTAAAAGCTTCGGATCATCCTGAGATTACAATGGTTACTATTGAGAACGAGAAGTTCAAAGATAACGTTGTGATTGGTGGTCTTATTCTTTGTAAAGCTCCAGAAGAACTTATTGCAGAGCGCAAAGCCTACTACGAAAGTCAGACGGAAGGGCAGATGCAATCAGTTGACAACAACCTTATGAGAGAAAACGATCCTCGGATGCCGCTCTTTCATGAGCGTAAAACAAAAGTTACTTTTGGCTCTGGGGGTTAAGTAAAAACCTTTTATGTCTGGAGACAAATAGATGGCATATCCTACCATTGATGCCCCATATGGCCTCCGCCCAATCGGAATGATTGGTGGTCATAGCTATGCGGGTTCTACACGTAAGATCCCCATCGCTTCAAACTACGGTACGGCTCTCTTCTATGGAGATGTGGTGCAGTATAAGAACGATGGAACCATCATTATCACCACATT